CTCTTCACCCTCACACTTCTCATCGGTCCAGCGCTCGCCCACGATGATTGGCGTCGTGGTGACGTGGCGCGTAAGACCGTTGCAGACAGTGGGCAGGCCGCCTGCCAAGGAGTCGGCATAGACCACGAGAACGCGGGCCTTCCCGCTTTCCCACTTCTGCAGGAAGTCCATGAGGTACGGGCTGCCGGCTAACAGCGTCGCACCAGCGACAACGATAGTGCTGACGACCTTGGTTTTCACGCTCATTTGATGCTCGTCCCTGCCTTGAAGGCGGTGTACAAGCTGACGACCGCTGCGATGGCGCCAGCGATATAGCCGAGCGGACGGGCAAACTTGCCGATCCAGTTCAGCACCTTGAACGCGCCTTTGAGGTTAGCGAAGGCTTCCACCAGGTCGGAGGTGTTGGACTCGATCCGAGCCGTCGCCTCTGTGTTGGTGGCAAGTCCTCTTTCGATGCGCTCCATTCGGGCGTCGCCGTCGTCCAGTCGCTTGTTCACGACCTCCAGCAGCTCGCCGGGCTGGGTGTCGCCGCTCACAGTTCTGCTCCCGTGAAGATCAGTTGACCGCCAGCCAGGACAGAGACGAACGTGGTCGCATCCCCTGCAACCAACGCGGCGCCCGAAGTCGTCACCAGCAGACCAACCGAATCGACCGAGGCCGTGCCATGCAGGGCGATGGAGGCTGTCGTGGCGCCCACGTATGCCGCGCTGGCAACCTGAAAGCTGGTCGGATTCACTGAGACAAGGCCCGTCACTGGGACGCGCGTTGGCACCTTGAGTTGGATCGGGACAACGGCGGTCGTGGTGCTGGTGCACTGCCCCGTAGCGATGATTCCGTTCGTGCCAGCAGCCGTAAGACCGATGACGGGCAGGTAGCGCTGGCAGCGACGAAGATCTTCCCCGTCCTCGACCACTTCAAACGGCGAAACCTGATTTGCTTCGGCCTGGATGGCGCCTTGGTAGGTGATCGTTTGTGCGGCCAGCAGTGGGCCGGTCTCAATCTCAATCGCGATACCTCGGGAGGCATTCGATCCAGCGTTGAAGCTGAAGAACTTGGTTTCGACCGTGCCGCTCAGGCTCAGAGTGCCGGTAGCAATCAGGGTCTTCGCTGTGAAGTTGTCGGCGACATCGGCGGTGTAGGCGTTCCACGTCGCCGTGGTGATGCCAGCCGCAGAGATGGGAACCTGCACATTCACCCGCTTGCCGACCCAATCCCAGCAGTTGCTTGCGGCGATTCGCTGGCCCCAAAGCGTGGCAGTCACTGAAGCAGCGCCGGTCAGGGTCTGTGCATACCTGTAGCCCGTGCCTGAGACTCTCTGGGACGTGATGTTCGCGCCCGTGCAGGACACGTAGAAGCGGTCTACTGTGTACGCGATGGGGGCCGCTGCGGTGATGGTCTGTGCAGCGCCGGCGTTGCGCTGGTCGATCCGTAGTGCGCCGTTGATCAGCCGATTGCGGAATGGCGGCGTGGTCAGTGTTCCGGGGAGAGAAGAGTCCGATGCCGTGATGACCCCGACCGAAACCAGCGACAGGCCAACGTCGAGCACTCCGCTGTCTGGGAGGATCGTCACTGTGGTGGAGCTGGCGTAGACCGAGCGCACCACTGTCCCGTTGACGATGCCGCCCGTGTTGACGGTCTTTACGCGAGTGCCGAAGGGAAAGGATTGGGTCTGATCGCCCGGGAGCGTGAAGGTGGTTGCATTCACATAGGTCGGCGTTCCACCAAAGATCACCCATTGATCGTTCGCCGCGAATGCATCGTTGATCCCACTCACATAGTCGATGGTGCGCAACGTGACCGAGTTGACGTCTTTGATGACGAACTTGTACGTCTGCCCACCAACAAGCCACACAGCGCCCTGCGAGTTCAGGCCGATGGTGTTCAGCGTGATGGGCCAGGAATTGGCATGTGCTGGGAGGCCGTCACGGTCGTTGAAGGTTGCTGCCGGCGTACTCGTCCCAGCCAGGTAGACAGAGATCGTTCCGCCAGTCAGTGGGTCGCCGTTGGCGTCCTCCTGCTGCGAATTGATGATGGGAGCCAAGAAGCTTGCCATTGCGTTTCCTCAAAGAAAAAGCCACCCGGAGGTGGCTAGTGGCTAAAATCCGCCCGTGGAATTCACGGACTACATGTTTTGGAAGGTCATCGCCATCCTTGTGGCGGTGGCGGTATTCGAGTTCTGGAAGGGCATCACCGGGCGGAAATAGCCGGTGCAGCCTTGTACGGGATTGCGCTGTTCTGAAAGGCTCGCAGCAGCGAATTGCCTCCCGGCTCAGCCAGCAGACTTGCTGCCTCCTGCGGGTTCAGCAACGAGTTGCCAAGCCTCTCCTGAATCTGCTTGTTTGCAGTTCCATACGGCAGTTGCAACAGTCGCCCCAGCGTGGAACTAGCCGCTGTCGATCCACCGATAGACCGTCCCAACGAACTCTCCAGAAGTTGGTTTTGCGCAAAGTTCTGGAATGTGTCTGACCGCCCGGCCTTGCCAACATTGGCGGCAATCTGACTGGCGTTCAGGTCTGCTTGGATGTTGCGCAGCACCTGAAGCTGAGAAGTGCTCAGTTTTTTGCCAAGCTCACTCCCTTGGTTCTTCAGGATGTTGTTCAGCTTTGCGGCAGAGATGATCGCCCCGCCTTGCGAATCGACCGTTCCAGTCTGGATGCTCTTCAGCACCTCCTCGAGCTTTTCCATCTGGTTGATCGGGATGCTCTCGTCGGCGTACTTCTGAAGGTAGCCCTTCCAGTTCGGCGCCCCCCTCGTCGTCGGGCCAATGGCGTTGGCTGGCATGGAACGCGAGGCCTGGTCAATCGCGTCATCAATGAACCCCTTCACCCCAGACAACTGAGACGACGCATAGCGCAGGTTCCCCGCCTCTCCTTGCAGCTTCCCGCCAAGCACATCGTTGATGTCCTTGCGAATGGCATAGAGCGCTCGGGCGTCGATGGCACCATCTTTCGAGAAGTTGGCAATGCGCGACCTGAACTGCGACAGAGCCTGCTGCGACAACTGACCAGCGTTGTTCGGGTCTGTGATGAGGTCGTCAATGCGCTGAAGAATCCCCTGAGCCGGCACCTTGCCTGCAGCGTTCAAGGCTTCCTCACGCATCGGACCCGTGGCGGCATTCCGTGCCTGCTTGGCAAGATCCAACTTCCCGGTGTTGCCGGCGATCCCCTCCAACGCTGCAGTACGCGCTTGGTTTTGCGCCGTCTGGCGAGCAGCCATTTCCGCCGCGAACGAAGGGCTTGCTCCTTCCATCGAGCGAGTGACTGCCGCAATGCCGGCATCACCACTGGCCGTGGCCGCAGTAGGCGCGGAGCCTGGAACGATCTGCTGAGTCCGTTGCAACGCTGCCCGGGCAGCAGCAGGGTCGGTTGCGAATTCGCGCAGTACATTGCCGACAATGCGCTCCTGGCCGCTCGCGGTGAATGGGCGAAGAAGCGCGCCTGCCGTGTTTGCAACCTTCCCCACTGCCGCCGCCGCTGGCGGGAGAATGCCGCCTACTAGAGCTCCAGTGCCGGCCATCTTGGGGTCGATCAAGCCGGCAGTGGCAGCGCCAGACCCAGCGCCACCAGCGATGCGGAGGAGCATGTTTCCTGCGGCGGGGGCAAGTCCTTGAGCAACGGGCGCGCCAGTGGATGCGCCACCCGTCGCCAATGCCGTGCCCAGACGGTTGACCACAGTGCCAGCAGCGGCGGCCCTGAAGGGCGCGCCAATGACATTGCCTACACCAGCGGTTCCGGCAACCTCTCCAGCGATCTTCCCGCCGCCATAACCAATAGATTTCGTGTCGGCACCCATCTCTGATAAGCCGGCGTCGATGGCGGCACGGCGCTGGGCGTTTTCTTCCGCCGACTCGAATGGTCGCATCAGTGTCGAACCGATGGAGCCTGCACCACGCACCAGGCCAGCCGCCATGTCGCGTGAGAACGTGCCGTCAGTGGCAAGGTCGGCGACGATTTGGCCCGGGCCGAGTGCGCCACCCAAGCCGCGAAGAACCTTTGTGCCGATGCCGTTTTCTGGTTTGGCAGCGGCTTGTTTCACAGGTTGTTTCGCCGGCTCATTCTCCACAATAGGGTCGTTATCCCACGGGTTGCCAGTTGCAGCATTGGCAGACGGAATGACCGCCTCTACCCCGCGCTGGATCAACCCCTTTTCCTTCGGCAGTCGTGCGGCTACTTGTTCGCCGTATTGCAGGGTGTTGGGGGCGTTGGGGTTGCGCGGGTCGGAGACGGCCACACCCCGGCGAGCTTTCTCAAGTCCACCGGGTCCACCGTAGTATCCCGCCGCAGTAAGGGCCGGATCGCCTCCAGCTTGCTCGTAAAGCTGTTTGACGTAGCGGATACCTGCACGGGCGTTTTGCGTCGGGTCATTGATGTCCCAATCCTTGTCGGCGACGCTCTTGAACGTCGCGGGGATGATCTGCATTCCACCTACAGCACCAGCATTGGAGGTCTTGGTGTTCTTACCAGAGCCCGACTCCTGCTGATAGATGCTGCGCGCGATGGCGGCAGCTTGCCCCGTCAACCCCTCGGCCTTCAGAGCATCCTCAAAAGGATCGACAACTGGATCGTTGTCCCAAGGGTTTGCCATTACGGCTTCCTCCGCGTCTTACCGTCCGGGGTGGTGAAGGTCGCGCCAGAAGGAACCTTGGCGTACTCCTCTGCGTTTGTCACTGTGATTCCTCCTGGCTTGAACTTCGGTACGCCAACGGGCTTAGGCGGGTTTGCGCCGATCTCTTGCGCCTTTGGAGCGCCGGGCCCAGCCCTGACCTTGAGCGATTCGATATATAGCGGTATCGCCGCCATCTTCTGTTTGGTCGTCTCGATGTCTTCGCCCCATTGCGGAGTGAGCTCCTCTATCTTTTGCTTGGCTTCGTCCTTGTTCACGCCCGCACCGGTAGCAGCCCGAAGCAACGACTCGCTTAGCGACGACGCGCCTTGCACGAACTTCTGCCGATCAGGGGTGCGAAGCCAATTCCCTACTGCGCCACCGACCAAAGGCACGCCAGCGATTGCGTCCGCGTACCCCGGCTTTGCCGCATCGGTCGGGTTTCCTTCGCGGTCGAAACCAGCCGCCTGCATGTTCTTGAAAGCGTTCTCAGCCTGCACAAGCCAGCCAGTCGCTTTGCCTTGGTCTTCGGTCAGTTTCACGCCTGAACCTTGGGCTTCGCGCTTTAACCTGTTCTCCTCAACCCTTGTTGCATTGAACTCTCGCGCACGCGCATCAGTCATTTGCGCGTTCTCGCGAGAGTTGGCGATGGTGGCGGCGTTGTTGCCTTGCGAAGTCTGCGCCTGAAGGATGGCGTTCGCGTTCGGAGTGGTGTATTCCATCTCCTTCCACTTTTGCTCAAGCTGTTGCTTCACCGACATCGCCTGCGCCCGCTTCTCCTCGATCAAAGCGGGGTCGTACTGGGCCGGCATCTGGGCGGCTGCCTCTGGGCCGAAGATTTGTGCCGTCTGTTGGCGCGCGCGTTCCCACGTAGCCTGATCCCTGACGCCGTTCATGATCTGACCAGCGACCTCGTAGTTCTTCAAGTGCTGCTCTACCTGAAGCTTCATCGTCTCAAGGCCGGACTTCTTTTGTTCGTTCTGGAACTTCAGGGCGTCCTGCGCTGGCTTCACAAGGCCGGCCTTGTAGTAGGCGCTCGCAAGCCCTTCGGGCGCGGTGCCTTGAGCAATCCGGCGCTGCTCGGCGTCGTCCTGCATGCCCTGGCGTAGCTGCGACAGCTTCAGGCCGCCAAGCTCACGCTGCATTCGCTGATCGTCTACCTCTCCTTGAGAAAGAAGAGGCGTGACGCCTTTGCCGAGGTTCAAAATGATGCTGGGGTCGAGTGCCATATCAGGAGGTCCATCCGCGCGAGGTGTTGAGATTGGCAATCTGGTCATTGCCGCCCACGTATCCGGTGTAGCCGCTGTACCCACCACCGTTATTGTTGAGCAACGTGTTCCAGCCCTGCGTCGTGCTCGGATTGTTCGTGCGATAGGCGTTCACCAACGAGTTCGCGCCAGACACCAGTGCGTTACTTCCGGCGACCTCCCCAGCGGCTGCCGCATTCGCCGCACCCGTCAAGTTGCCTCCGATGTTCGCCGCAGCCTGATTGCCGGAAGCGCCGACCTGTGCTGCCGAGTTCTGGCCCAGTTGTGACTGCCCCGTCAGGAAGTTGTAGATCGTGTTGCGGTTCTGGTTGTATGCACCAAGGTTTGTATCCCAGGTGCTACGAGCGCGGCTGAAGCCCTCGTTGAACTTCGTCCCTGCATAGTCCTCGTTGTAGCGAGCAAGCTCCTTCATGGCACCACCAGATAGGAAGTTGCCGCGCGATGCTTGTCCGCGCTCAATGCCCTGCGTACCCTGTTCGAGGCCGAACTTGTAGCCCGGGTCCGTCAGCAGGTCTTTGCCGGTGAAACTGAATTCTTCGCCGTTGCGATACGGGCGAAGCAAAGACCCGTAGGTCGGATCGGCCTTCAGTGCGTCTTCCTGCGCCTTCTGCTCGGCGTAGTACTTAGCAATCTCGGCGTTCAGGCCTTCTTCGTCAATCGTGGAGGCAGGCCCGTCATTGCCATTCCCCGCCGTAGAAACCCACTCTCGTGAGCCCGTTTCGCCAATCTCGTTGCCCCAATACCCTGGGCCAGTTCCAGGCTGCGTCCAAGAGCCGTTATTGTTCTTGGCTTGCTGCTGGAAGTAGTCGTTCGCTCCCTGCGGTCCCAAAGCGTCGATAGCTTCCTGGCCCGTGCGATACATCGGCCCCGCATTCGGCGCGGTGGATTGGCGGGTAAAGCGGCCGAGCAACTGAGCGCGCACCTGATCCGGCGTCAAGCCCGTTGCAAGGCCCATCGAGGTGACGCCACTGGAGCCGACACCACCTGTGCCAAGGTAGCGGCTCAGAAGGTTCTGCGCACCAACTCCGGCCTTGGTCCATGGCGACAGATCTTCGCGCATCTGAGCCTGAGCAATGATCGCGGCCTGATTGGCTGCATCCGAACCGCCCTGCTGCGCTGAAGCCGCATTCTTCGATGCGCTCATCTGGGAAACCGTCCCTACGGCGGCAATACCCGCCCCGACCCATGCAACGCTCATGACAACTCCTCCTGATATTCAGTGGTGGCGACTTCCGCCTCGATCTTTTCGATGTCGGTTTCGTCGGTCCTGAAGACGTTGATGAAAACCGTGTCCTGGTGGGCGTAGCCGACCTTTTGAATGCCAGGCTTCGACACTGCGACGTGCCCCGCCTGGAAGCGCCCCATGCCCGTCTCTGTGAGAACTGAGATGTCGCCCTTCGCGACGATGTTCACACACTCTTTGAGGTGAAACTTCCCCACCAAGAGCGAGCCTTTCGGGATGAACAAGGTTCGCGTGTAAACGCCGTCAATCAGCGTGTGCTGCACATCGAACTCACGCTGCTCGGTAGCCGGCAGATCAAGAAGGCTTTGCGTCCATGCGCGAATCTGCTTGCGAATAGCAGCCGGCGAACGGTCTGGCACGTTGAACGTGACTTCACCATCCACCAAGACGAGCAGCGCCCCGGGCCTCGTCATCGCGAAGCCTTGTCCATACTTGACCTTCATGCTGGAGCGCCTGAGGCGTCGTGCCAAACAATCGGGTTGATCGAGTGCAGCCACACAGGCAGCCCCAGGTCTTCGTCGTAGTAGAAGCGTCCAACCCACAGAAGCGACGTAGGCCGTTCAGCCGTGGGGCCGCTCTGCTGCGAAGCAAGTGCTGCACGATGCGTGCGGCTGAGCCATTGAGCCCAAGAAGTCGTCCAGTTGCCAGCAGAGTCGAACGGCTGGCCGCCAGGAATGTCGTAGGCCTTCATCAGTTGAACTCCGCCCACGCACCGATAAACACGGTCTTCACCGGGTCGGCTACGCGAAGGCGAAACACCCAGTCGCGGCCACGGCCAAGACGCAGGAACAGCGAACGGCACTTGAACTGGCCCATCGCACCAATGTCGCGCCAGATCTCTTCAGACCACGTGTGTCCACCGTCCTTGCTGTACTGCAACATTAGCTTCGGCTGCGAGCCCTGTCCTGCCAGCAATCCAACGCCTCCTTCCATCTCGATCCAGAGCTTCGACAGGAACGTGTATTCACCGGTCGATTGGTGACGTGACACCAACTCACGCGCGATGGACTGGCCGTCGTCGGTGTAGATGCCGTCTTCGAATCGGTACAACTTTCCGTTCTCGTAGTCGGTGACATACGAGCTATCCAAGAAGTTGATTTGAATCTCGCCACGATGGCGGCCACCCGACGACTCGGCGCGGTGCCACTCGCGGCTAAGACCATCGAACACCCACGACTCATTGGCCGAGGGGAAACTGATCTGGTAGAACGGATGCCCGCTCACCATGTAGGCAAAGGCAGTCGCATTCGACACGCCTTCATACTGGCTGAAGATGTAATCCATCTCCGGGTTCGACACAGGCACAGCGCTATAGCCAGACAGCGTGCAGACTTGCACAGCACCGAGACGGTTCTTTCGCAAGAAGATCATCGAGTCCATGAACTTGCACAGCGACCAGCGCGCAGCAAGGCCCCACTCAATCGCCGCAGCACCGACACGAGCAAACGGGAAGTCCAACGCTCCAGAATCGCTCCAGAACTCTGTAGTCTCACTGCCAAATAGAACAATCTGTCCGTTGTCGGCGATCACCCGGATCAGGTTGTCAGGGTTCGACTCAGCGGTCGCGAAGTCCAGAGAGGCCCAACCAGTCAGCCCATCGAGGGGAGCCGACACATAGAAGCGGCCAGATTCTGGCTTCTGAACGATGAAGTACTGGTTCAGAAACGTCACCGTGTCTGCACCCGGAAAATCCGGGTCGGTGATCTGCGCGAACGTCGAAGTGCCCGTGTCGTAGATGTACCCGTTCGGGCCGTCCACGATGATGATCTGCGTGCCGTTGTCCGACATGTCCACCCGCCCGGCAGACGTGAGCAATGTTCCGATGTTGGTCATCGCCCCGTCGTTCGTGACACGCCACAGCGTGAAGCGATTGACGATGTAGAGAACGTCGTCCTTCTTCCAGGCTCCACGGCTCGCATACGCGCCGAAGTTGACGAAGGTCGTCAGCCCCGGCGTTGGATACAGCGTCAGAGTGCCCTTCTCTCCGTCCTTCTGGATCTCGGCATACAGGTTCGTGCGCTTCTGCGCGTCAACGTTGTACGACTTGCCGAAGTTGCCAAGCCCGAAGAGAGGAACAGGCCTCAGCGCCATTCCAGCGGCCCCGAGCGCGGATAGGCGCAGTCATCGACCGTGAAGCTGATCGGCGCCTGGTCGGTCGCCCATTGCAGCATCAGGAACTTCTTCTGTGCAGCACGGGCGGAGATTTCCGCTCGGATCGTTTGGTCAACGCCGTACTTCAGTGAGATCTCATCAGCAAGGAAGTACTGCAAGCTGTTCACGAACTGCTGCTGGATGTTGGTCGTCCCCGCAAGGATCACGTCCGGCAGGATCGACTGATAGCTCAGCGTCAGGCCCGGCTCTTGCGTCGGTGCTGGGTATAGGTGGAAGCTCAGATCGGGCGAGACGTAGAACACCTCTGGGTAGTCCGCCGTTTTCGTGAGGTCGTAGGCCTCCCAGATAGCTTTGGGGACTTGCTTCAGGGGGCGCGCTGAACCCGAAGCATCCGTGTACTTCAGCAGGGGCACGCCGAAGTAGTCGGTCGGCGGCGTGACGATGCTTGGCGTGCCAATGGTCCACGTGATCGCGACAGGGTTGTTCGAGATGCGCGGCCATTGGAAGCCGTAGCTCGGAAGCTCCTTGATGACGCCGTTCAGTGCATCAAGGCACAGGTCAGCATCCTCATCCTCCACCTTCTCGCCGACACCGATGGATTGGCAGAGCTGCAACGCGCCTTGGATGACCTTGATCGTGGTCAGCGACCAGTCCAAGCTGGCATCAATGACGATGGTCATGCCGTCCTTTCAGGCAAAAGAAAACCCGCCGAAGCGGGTTGGGTGGTGGCGGCCATGACTACATCCGATTCACGATGAAGCCGGCCAGCTTTTCCGCCACCATGGTCGGGCCCTGACGGGTCAGATACCAATGGGTTCCGTCTTCCAACCACCATGAGGCATTCAGGTCACTCACGCCACCATCGTGGTAGAGGTCGAAAACCGGAATGTTGAAAGCTGCTGCGCGCGCCTTCTCCGCGTCGATGTAATCGGGCAGCGTCAGGCCGAGCGTGTTCACCTTGATTGCCGTGCGAAACGGCGCGGTCATGAAGCCGAGCCGAATCCATGGCTTCGCGGTGTGGATGTTTGTCACCACCATGTTGATGGCGCCCTTGAACGTCGCGCCAGTCGTGTCGGCATCCAGCCCAATGGGCAAGTTGGCGCTGCCGTGGTCGTTGGTCATTTCAGACCAGATCACCTTCCGCACCGATGACCAGTCGCCGAGCGCAGCAAGCTCCGCGACCTTTGCCGTGTGGTCGGCTAGTCCCATGGAGACGAGGCCCGCTGCAGCCGCGACTTGAGGCGACCAGTCCCCAGTCGCCACTGCTTGAGAGAGCGCGAACCCGCTCAGTTCACGGTAATAAATGTCCGGTGCAGAGCCAGACCATCCATCGCCCATGCGAGTGCCACCGAAGCCCGCGTTGATGACCTTCGCGCCCAGTTGCTTCGCCAGGATCGCCGTGATGCTCGTCGTGGCGTTGCCTTGGTTGATGTTGGAGTCTCCGAAGACAACGATCACCTCGTTCGCCGCGACTGGCGCCTTTAGCGACTTCCACGGGTAAAAGGTGCTCGGCGGTCTGACGGTGCGCGTCCATGCGAGCGACGGGTCTAGGAGGTCGCTGTATCGCTGCGTCACCCAATCGACATTTCGGTTCTCCACCCACAGCAGGCCAGAGGTCGGAGCGCCGACTGGGCCATCTGTCAGGGGCGCCGATACGGTGTAGACGCCAGTCTGCGTGAGCGTGTTGAAACTGGTAGCCGCTCCGACAAGTCGAAGGCTGAAGGCGTCCTGCAAGAACGTCGCGTCAACCTTTGGGAGCATCGACACCCAAACTGTGGTGTTGTTGCTGGTGTTCGGGTTAAGTGTGTCGAGCGTCCTCCACCACCCC